ACCGAAGAAATGTTTCTGGATTATCATATCCATTACACTTCTGGTGGAATAAAGTATGCTGTTGGTCAACCTATGGGAGCCTTGTCATCATGGGCAATGTTGGCAATGACTCATCACCTTATTGTTCAATCCTGTGCTTGAACTTGTTCTTATCCAAAAGATCAATTATTCACCAAATACGCTGTATTAGGTGATGATATTGTAATTTGGGATAAACAAGTGGCAACAAAATACCTTAATCTAATGAAGATTCTTGGTGTAAATCTTGGACTTGCTAAGTCCATTATTTCCATCCAAGGGATTGGATTAGAATTTGCTAAGAAGACTCTTGTAGAAGGGGGGGACGTAAGTCCTTTCCCTTTAAAGGAAGCTAAGGCATCTCACGATTCCATAGCTTCTGCAAGAGAACTTCAAAGAAAATACTCTTTATCCGATCTTAACTTGATTAGATTCCTGGGTTACGGATATAAAGTTACTCCGGGAAAGAAAACTAGTTTAGCTATGAGATTATTCTCATTAACTAAACACTTGAATAGTTTTACTCCCTTGGTAATTTTACAAACTTTCTCTTCGAATAATTTCTTCTGTAAAGAAGATCTTTTTCGATCAGCACATCTTTATAAAGATATGGTTAAGTTTGTATCCTCCGAATTAATGATATTAGATAAGAAGGTATCTAATCTACTATATTCTGTTGTAACACATATGATATCCATGGAAATGGATTCATACAGTTACATGAATATGCCATTATTGGCTATTTACCAAGCAAAACTTAAAAGACTTATAAAAGATCTTAGAGTTATGCAAGGTCAATGTAGATTAGCGATAAGACTTATGAGTTTTCCAAATTATATGGTTAACCATAAGTTCTATCCCCTTCCCCCCTATCATTATTTCGGTCCAGGAATGGTATCGAAAGATGTTATTGCGTCTATTCAGCATCTGATTAGAATCACTGATATCCTTTCGAATGAAGCCATTCACGATATTTTATCTCCTAAGAGAGCTATAATCAAATCTTCCGGAATCTTTTCCGGAAAGACCGATAGAGCTACTCTTATCAGATGAAATAAGTGATTTCGAGTTTTTATAAGAACTCCTCTCTTAAAGGGATCATAACTTTACGTTTACTACGTAGAGGGATGGTCCTGGATCCTATATATATTTAATTTTATTTATAATGATAAATATATTAACTAGAGC